TTTGATGATCTTAGTTACACAAATAGAAATGATATTGCCTGTGGTATAAATACAGCTTTTAATGAAATTATTTGGTATTACCCTTCAGCAAACGCTACAGCAATAGACAGAGGCGTTGCTTACAATTATTTAGAAAACACTTGGTACACTGTTAACCTTGGTAGAACAACATGGCTTGGTGCTTATGTATATGAAAACCCTATAGCAACAGAATATGATGCTTCCATAACAGCAAATGTATCCACTATATTAGGTTTGACTGCAGGTGCTTCTTATCTTTACGAACATGAATCAGGTAATAACCAAGCGGATGGTACAGCTTTATCTGCTTTTTTAACAACTGGATCTGTTGAGATTGCTGATGGTGATGAGCTTATGTCAGTCAGTAGATTAGTTCCTGACTTTGATAATTTGGCTAACACAATGACGGCTACTTTAACATTAGAACAGTATCCACAATCTGCATCTAACGTAACTACAACAGGGAGTATTACTAGCACCACGGAAAAAATTGATGTAAGAGGTAGAGGTAGAGCGGTTAAAATTAAATATGAAACTAACACAGTTGATGACACAGCTTGGAGACTTGGATCTACTAAATTACAACTTAGACCAGACGGAAGAAGATAATGGCTAAAATAACAATTACACGATTACCAAATGCTACAGAAGAGTATAGTCCCAATCAGTTTGATCAAATGGTTGCACTATTAGATCAAATTATTCTTTTACTTAACACAAACTACCAACAAGATTTAAAAGAAGAATCACAGTCGGAGGCTTTTTTCCTTGGCTAATGTATTTAAAAGCGCAATGGTGGATATCACCACAACAGATTTAACAACCATTATAACAGTTCCTACGGCTAATCCTGGTGCAACGCAGTAATGCCTACTACGGATGTAGTAAAATCTCTTTTAATTTGTAATGACTCTGGTTCAACAACTTTAGTTGATGTTGAAGTTGTCAGAGGAGCTGCAACCTTTGAAGTATTCAAAGCAAAGAGTGTTGCTACAAACACAACAACAGAATTATTGACTCAACCTTTAGTTCTGCAAGAAAGTGATGTTCTTAAAGTTCAAGCTAATGCTGCCAATCAGGTGCACATTATAGCAAGTTTTATGGAGGTCACGAAAGGGCAACTCTGATTAACTTACATTCTCTATTTATTACCCCCGTATTTTCACTACAATTAAAAGGCCACGAACATCTTATTGATAACATATATCAATTACGAGAAAAAGATGAGATGGGCATGCCTCGTTCAAACATAGGTGGTTGGCATAGTCACGACGAAATATATGATATTAAAAAGTTTCGTCCTTTAGTCGGTGATATATTAAAATATTCTAAAGATTGTTTTAATCATTTAGATGTTAAACATAATTATGTTCCTGAGATGACTGGCATGTGGGGCATGATAAACCCGCCAGGATCACGAAACAATGTGCATACACATCCATATAACTATTTATCTGGTGTATTTTATTTAAAAGCTCCTAAAAAGTGTGGAAATATTGTGTTTCTAGAGCCTAAACCACA